AAACTCTAAAACTTTCTCCGCAACCACAGCGGTCACGTTCATTGGGATTGGTAAATTCAAAGCCTTCGTTGAGACCTTGGCGTACATAGTCTACCTGTGTGCCTCGCAAATATACATCATGTTTTTTATCCACCAGCACACAGAAATCATCATGGGCATAATTTATAGTACTGTCATCAGTTTGATATTCTTTAACATATTCTAACACATAAGCCAGTCCTGAGCAACCTGTGGTTTTTACTGCCAGGCGTATACCGGCATAGCCTTTGAGCTCAATCAATCGTTTGATTTTGGCACGTGCAGTATCAGTTAACGAGATCATGTTTTTTACGATAATCCTCTACGGCTGCTCGTATAGCATCTTCAGCAAGAATAGAACAATGAATCTTGACTGGTGGCAATGCGAGTTCTTGAGCAATCTCTGAATTTTTAAGAGCTGCTGCCTCGTCAAGCGTTCGTCCTTTAACCCACTCGGTAACAAGAGAGGATGAGGCAATGGCACTTCCGCATCCGTATGTTTTAAACCTGGCATCTGTGATAATTCCGTTTTCAACTTTGATTTGCAATTTCATTACGTCGCCGCAGGCCGGTGCTCCCACCATGCCTGTGCCGACCGAATCGTCAATTTCAAACTTGCCCACGTTGCGTGGATTTTCATAGTGATCAATTACTTTTTCTGAATAGGCCATGTGATATTCCTTCGCTGATTATAGCGTATTTACTAACAAATGTCAATGAAAATGGTTATACGCCGCGGTCTTTGCCGGCGGCCTGTTTGGCCGCGGCAGCCACAATGTCTTGTGCTTTGTTTACAGGCATTTGAGTGGCACCAGTATTGGCACCTTTGTACATGATCACACCGGGATTGTTGGAATCAATGGGCTCTAATACTGAATCTAGTGGAGGCTGGCTTACCACACTCACAATGTTTTGTTGGTTTACTGGGAATCCCAGACTACGTGCAGTAGATATAAATGCATCAGTGCTGATTTGCTTTTGTGCATTTTCATCGTTGGCCCTGCCAGAAAGAAAATTTACTAGACCCATCAGTTTGTTTGGATCTAGTGAATTTTCGACTTCGTTGATTCTCATTATCTACGTGCTCGGCCTAATGCGGCTCCTGCTGGTGCAGGTTCTTCGGCACCCATTTCAGCACCCATGTCTGCGCCAACATCAGCGCCAACTTCTGCACCTAATTCAGCGCCAGCTTCGGCACCAGGAACTGGGGCAGGAGCAGCACCTGGCATGCCACTGGCGGCCATACTGGTGTCTAATGCAGCGGGTTGACCTGTGACCACACCCAATGCTGTTTCCAGTTGTTGCTTGGCACCTTGTAAGTTTTGCACAAGACCTTGCAATGCCCCAGTGACATCAGTGTTGAATTGTGTGGCCTGTTCCATGCCAATTTGATTGCGAATTGAATCTACTAGTGCAGGTAGTTCTTTAAATTGCATCTCTGTGGTGTCTTCCAACATTGATTGCATTTTGTCTACCATGTCTTGTGCAGCCAACACAACCTGTGCTTGCTGTACTTCTGATTCTTTCAACAGTTGATATGCTCTACGCAAACGGCTTTCAGCAGTCATTGTGGCTTGTGCATTGATTAGTTCTTGCTCTTCAGGAGCAAGAGTTTGCCCTTTTGCTAGTTTGTCTTTGGCTGCTTTGAGTTTGGCAGCAGCGGCTGGATCAGGTGTAGCTGGCGCTGCTGGTGCACCTGGCTTTGGTGCTGTTCCTGCTGGTGGAACCATGTCTTCACTCACACGATGAGCCAGTGCTTGTTCCATCATCACAAGTTTAAGATACGCAGGATTGCGCTCACTGGTGTGGCGACTAGGGCTACGCTGATGTTCAGCTATCACACCACGCACACGTTTCAGCATGGCCTGTGCTTCGCGCACTGTGAGTTTGTTCACAGGCATCTTGGTGCCAAAGTAGCTTTCAAATACTTGGGTCACTTGGCGGCTCTTTTTTGGCGTGGCCAGTTCGGTTAATTTCATTTGGCAAATCCTCTTAGTTGTAGATATTTAGCCGAATTTAAACATTTTTCAAGTTCTTGATTCAGCAGGGTAAGGTTCTCAATTTTGGGTGCAAGTTTAGTACGCACCATTTCACGGAATTCTGGTCGATTACTACGGTCTGCTTGCCCACGACGGCAATGAATATCAGCGGTGAGTGATTGTTTTTTGTTGTCTAGTATTCGGATATTTTGTGCCAGGCGGTACTGTTGCAAGTGATCTGCCACACACCATGACATGGCGGTTTTTTTACTGCTGAATGTGCTCACAAGATCATCACTGTGGTACACAGCAACTCCTGTTGGTTCAGGTTTTACATGATAACGCCCAAACGCCACGTATCCACCTTGTTCGTCGTCAATAATCAGTTCAGTGTACACACGTTTAAGTTCACGCTCGGCAAAGCGTTCTAATTTTTGATCACGGGTCATAATGTTTTAACATAGTGAGTGGCCAGCCATCCCACAACACCCAACAGCGCACCAATAATACCTATGCCCCAGGCGATCAGTTGATCGTTGCGTTTTTCGCCCATCTTGCGCACAATGCTATGCACTTCAGTCACCATGTGCTTGACTTCTGAGATTTCATTTTCCACTGTTTCTATCTTGAGTTCCAGCATGCGGTAACGTTCAGCACACAACTCAACGTGGGCTTCAAGGCTTTTCTTTTCAATATCTGTGGTATCAACCATGGTCAGGCTCCAATGTCTTATTTATGGCAGTAAACCAAATGTTTTGATTAGCACCTTGAGCATGCAGTGTGGCAGTGCCAAGAGTGTGTTCCCCCAGTCCTGTGACCATGGGCACACCTTCACAGTCAGCCACAAGTCCTGCTAGGTCGTCACTGTCAATACTGCTGCCAAGTACTCCTTCGGCTTCTACTTCAAATTCAAAGTGCCAGCCGTCCGGTTGTTTTTTAGGCAACATCACATTCATGGGTTGTGTGCGCAAACTGATAATTTGCAGGATGCTTTCCCAGTTGCGTTGTTGATTTCTAGCTAGATTCCAGTGTTCTGGAGTTTCGAGTCTCATGCCTGCCTTGGTAGTGTAAGGCAGCTGTTGGGGACGAAAATGTCCTGTGACACCGGTGTGGGTACAATCAAAAAGGGTGCGGCACATGACTTTCATTATGTGCATATTTACGGCCAAAAAGAAACCCTGGATTTTTTACGTCCAGGGTTGGGTTAGAACTAAACTGATTACAGGTTAGTGAAGCTGGCAGTTGTGCTGACGTTGCCAGTTGGAATACCAATGTTCAAGCCGCCTGTGGCATTGGCTGTTTGAGCAGCAGCAACCAAGGTAGCAGCAGTGTAAGCACCACTTGGATAGATAGCCAAGTTGATTGTGCCAGCTGTTGCACCTGCTTGATAAAAAGCAATTGTGCCATTCTGTTGAACTGCTTGCAACACATTGTTCAAGTAACCGTTGACATTACCAGCATTGGTAAGTGCAGCGTTTGCTGTCAATGAGAAGAATTGCAGTTGTGGACCAGACAACATCACTGGGCCTTGGGCCGCAACGTTTGCTGTTCCTACAATACTACCGTTTGCCACATCCAGTGCAAATACTGGTTGTGTAGTTCCATTTACTTTTGTAAACTGTGCCATGATTTTTTCCTTTAGGTTAAGTGGTCTGGTTGGACCTGCTTTTATTTAGTCTTTTGGGAAAAAATCAGCCGGCTGGCGGATTGTTTTGAGCGGCATTTCTGGCGGTAAAATCAAATCTATTGACAGCTTTGGCGTAGCCTGCATCAGTGGCCATGACCCAGCCTTCGTGCCCAGGATCCTTCAAGTCCAGCTGGCGCAAGATGTCCAGCTTTAGATCGTGCAACAACAAGAACAAGGTAAATGCTGCTGCCAGTGCACCTGCGTTGCTGGCAGGACTGTTCAAGTATTCCACAATGTTGTTGAATTTTTTAGGTGTGACCTTGGTCTGCAACCACTCACCAAACCCGGACAACAAGTTGTCAAAGTTGCTGCTGGTCTTGATTCTGTAATTGATGTAGTCCACGCACAGTTTTGCCAGGTCTGTGATTTGTTGTGCTCGTAGTTCCGCAGGATTGAACAAGGTGGCAATGGCACGACCATCCCCACTGTTGGCCACAGATTTAAT